CCAGTGGCGTTGCCCTGCGCGCCGGCCCCGAACTGCAGGATCCCCGACTGACCGCCCCGACCGAAATTGGCCGCGTCCGACTTGAGCTGCATACCCAGGTTTCGCGCAGCGTTGCGGGCGCGGTTCATCGCGCCGGCCTCGACAGCAGCGTCTCCCACGGCCCCGGCGCGCATGGCTGCCACGGCGGCGGGGGACGTGGGGTCGATACCCAGCGCCGCGTACTGGCGCATCATCTGGCCGCGCTGCCCTTGCTGCGCAGCGGCGACGTCGCCCTTGGCCGTCATGGCCTGGCGCTGGTACTCGTCCTCGGTCGAGTAGTTGTCGACCATGTCGTAGTAGCGGTTCTCAGCTGGGATGCCGTACTGGGTGTAACGCTCGTTGGCCTGACGCAGGTTGCCGACGTTGACGTCGTACAGCTCGTTCAGGTGTGCCGTCTGCTGCTCGGACGAGGCGACGGTCCGCTCAAGCAGGGGCGCGATGGTGTTCCGGTAGTAGTCCTCGGAGAACTGCTGGGCCCGCGCAGCCGTCGCAGCGGACGCACCGGCGGCCGCGCCGATCTGCGGATCGTAGGGGTTGCTCGTGCTCTTCCCGCCCCCACAAACCCAGCGCGCTTTCGGGCGCTCAGATGTAGCGGCAGTCTTCGCGGAACATCGCGTAGATGAAAACGTCTTGGCCCGCATGACCTGCGCCTTTGAGGGTAGCTTCGTGCTGCCACCCTATATGCTCGACAAACCTGCGGGAGGCAAGATTATCCGCCTCGACCCAGCAGCTCACCCTGGAGCAGCCCAGCTGCACGAACGGGTAGTGGAACCCCCACTTCAGGAAGTCCCTCGTCAGCCACCGCCGGCCGGGCTTTCCGACCAGGTGGATGAAGATGTTCGTCCCCGTGAACTCGACGTAGAGCGCGGCGGCGATGATCTCTCCGTCCCGGCGCAGGACGATGCCTTTCTGGTGCTCCGACCGGTTCAGCCGGATCGTCGTGCTGATGAAGGCGAACGCCCCCTCGTCGTCGTGTGCGACCTCGAACATCAGCCGATGTTGAGCCTGCGGAGGATCTCGTTGATCTTGGAGACGGCCTGCGGCAGCGTGGCTGCGGGGTCCAGCTCGGCGATCGGCCCGCCGCGCACACCTGTAAGCTGCTCGACGTTGATCTTCAGCGAGTTGAGAACGTCAGCGATCTGCGGCTCCATCGGGGGGATGGCGGGGATGCCTGGCTTCTTCACGGCCGCAGCTCCTGCACCGTGGTCGCGATGGTCACGGCGCGGACGTAGAGTGTGCCCGAGATCTCAACCTCGATCTCTCGCGACTTGAAAGGCGGCAGGCGGTGCGGGTCAAAGTCGCTCAGCGTGACGCCGGCCACCAGGTTGCCGTCGCCGTAGATCAGGACCTGGGCCGACCGAACAGCCGCCAGCGGGGGGATGCTCTCCAGCTCGTCGCCGTTGACGTCCCACTCGTCGATCGCGGCGCCGTTCAAGTCGCCCTTCAGCGTGCCCGCGAACAGCGACGTGTTGGCCGCGATGACCGCCGCCACCTGCGCGTTGTAGGCGGCGCTGTCGTCGGACTGGGCGTAGTCGGCGTCCAGCTTGATCGCCGAGAACGGCGTGCCGTGCGGCAGGACGAACCTCTTGGACCGCCACACGAACGTCAGGGGCAGCAGCTCGTCGTTGTCGGACAGATAGATCAGCCCGTCCGAGGAGCCGACGTAGTAGAGCGAGCCGTTCTTGCTGTCGACGTGGATGGCCGTGGCGCCCAGGTCCAGGTACGACAGAGCCGGCACGTCCGTGCGGCTGATGACCATGGTCCGGCCGGTGCCGCTCGACGGGTTCACGGCGAAGTACCGGCCGTCGGCGGTCACCGCCGAGATCTGCGCCGGCTCTTCCGCCTGCCACTCGTCTCGCTTGAACAGGTTCTGCGTCACCAGGCCCCGTGTAGACGGGCCGATATTCACCAGCCCGTTGGGGCTGGCGTAGATCACACCTGTCTCGTCGGCGGCGATCGACTGCTTGGAGACGCACGGCTCCAGGATGGGGACGCGCTCGACCGACATGCCTCCAGGCGCCGTGCCCGTGATGATGTGCGGGTAGCGGTCGGTCATGACCACGACCGAGGTGCCGTAGACGCCCAGGCCGATGATCGTGGCCGGCACGTTGAGGGCGTAGGCCGTGGGCCAGGCGTGCGGGAAGAACGGCTCGGAGAAGTAGACGGTGTTCCCGACGAAGCCGGCGAAGCTGCCGCTGGGGTGGGCCACCAGGCCAGCCAGATCGGCCGGAGGGGTGTCCCAGCCGATGGTCCCGATGGCCTCGCCCAGGTCGGCTGTATCGACGGTGTCGCTGTAGGACGCCGTGGCGATGGTGATCTCGGCGACGAACGCGTAGCTTGTCGTGTCCGTCCCCGTGGCCGTGCGGTAGATGCGGATGTGCGTGATGTTGTAGTCGCCGGCCGGAGCCGCCGAGAACGTGTCCACGGTGATCGAGTTGCCGGTGCCCCAGTCCACGGTCGCGGGCGGCGACGGGGCGCTCTCTTCGCTCAGAGCGCCGAACGTCGAGACGTAGGTGTAGACGTAAGCTCGGCTCTCCACGACCGCGCCACCACCAACGCGGGTCAGCGTGGGGGCCGCAGCGGGGGCCGGAACGCCCATCTCCAGGTAGGTTTGCGGGTAGTCGCCGGAGCCCGCCACGGTCATGGCGGCGTTGGTCTTTTTCGGCGTCCCGTCACCGGTGTAGTACACGCGGTAGTCCGCCGTGTCCGTCGTGGGGCTCAGACCCACGTCGACGAACTCGCTCCACGTCAGCCAGTAGTAGGCCGGTGACGCCGTCGGGTCGACGTAGTGCTTGTAGATGGTCTTGGTGCCGGACAGCGTCGACGGCGTGTAGTCAAGCGTAGGGCCCTTCCAGTAGCGCAGCTCCCGCGAGTAGAGCTTCACGTTGTCCGCCACCTGCGCCTGGTTCTCCGCCAGCATCGTGGCGGACATTCGGGGGACGACACCGTCGAAGTTCGAGATCTTGAGCGAAGGCACGGGGCGGTCTCTCGGTTAAAGGAGCAGCCCCCTCGCCGCCAGGGCAACAGCGAGGGGGCCGGCACCGTGCAGGTGCTAGGCGGGCTTCTTGCCGCCGTAGGGGCCGTCGACCATGGCGCTTTTCGGGCTCTCGCCCTTACTCGGACAAGCCGAGCGGCCCATGGGGGCGGTGAACATCATGCCGCCGGCGACATCGACCGGCTTGGGGAGGGGGGACTTGGGGCCAGCCATGACTGTCTCCTTGAGGGTGCGGTTTGCGCGGGCACTCTATCACCGCGCGGCGGAAAGGGAAGTCACGGGGCAGGCTTGTCCCATTCCGCCTTCTGCTCGGCGTACCAGGCCCGCCAGGTCACGGCCTCCGCCCGCCACTGGAAGGCGGCGCCGTAGTTCCCGGCGACGGTGGCGGCGACGGCAGAGAGCTCAACGCCGGAAGGGGCGTCGAGAGATCCACCGGAGGCGGGGGGAAGGGTTGCCTCAGAGGCGGCGGCGTCGTGGTAGCGCACGAAGCCAACAGGGACGACGCAGCGAGCGTCAGCAGCAGGCGTGACATAGGTCGGAACCTCTCGGATCAAGGTGACGGTGCGGGTCTCGATGCGGACCTTCTCGCGGTCAAGGCCGGCCTTCGCGGCGGCGCTGATCCCCTCGGCCTTGACGGTCCGCCTGGCGACATCTTTGCGGGCGCGCTCGAGCCGACGGGCTTCAGCCGCCTTCTCCTTGGCGATCCCGGAGCCAACCCCGTGATGGTGCACGCCAGCGAGCAGGGCGATGACGGCGAGCGCGGCGAGGACCCAGCGCCCGAGCGGGGACTTGGCGAAGGACCAGAGGCCGGAGAAAAACGCGGCGATCATCCTGCGGCCGCCATCTCGCGGGCCTTCTCCGTCACCTCGGCGAGCCGGCGCAGCCAGCCCTTGCCGAAGGTCGGGAAGGTGTCCAGGTTCCGGTAGAACATCTCGCGGTAGCCGGCCACGGCGTTGACCATGTCCAGGGGCTTGCGGGCGCGCATGGCGCCCAGCGTGGCTGGTCCGATGATGCCGTCCTCCGCCACGCCGGCGGCGCGCTGCAGATACTTGCGGGCCCTCCCGACGCCGCTGTTCACCGCCAGGTCGAACAGGATGTAGTCCAGGCCAGCCGGGAGGTCGTCACCGTGGATCTGGTGCCAGTAGTTCTTGCGGTAGATCGCGCCCGCTTCCGCGACGGCCAGAGCCCTCACGTCGTCCTTCGTGACCTTTCGGCCCCTGTAGGCGGACAGCGTGTCCAGCGTAATCCCGAGGTTCGTTGCGCCGCCCGGGTCGCGCGGATGGTCAACGTAGCCACCCTCGTGGGCGAGGATCAGCGGCAGGCAGATGTCGAAGCGGCTCACGGCTTGATCTCCGGGGTAGGGGTTTCAACCGTCACCGTGGACGGTCCGGGCGGGGTGGTGACGGTGGTGCCCGGAGGTTCCGGTTTCTTCGGGCCGTTCGACCAGCGCCAGGCGATATAGGTCGCAATGCCGCCGATGGCCGACGACGAGAGCAGGCTGGCGAAGATCGGGAGGTTCTGCTCGGGGATGCGCACGAACGCAAGAACGTAGCCGCCGGCGAAGAGCATCAGCAGGAACGCGAGGACGACGATGGCGTCGAGGGTCCGATAATCGCGGGTCATGCGCCCCCTCCCTGGGTCAGTTGTTGGGGTTTCCTACCCCGAAAAACTTGCTCAGCACCACCCCCAAACCGCCAGCGGACAGGGCCGTGAAGCCGATCCACAACCACCGGGCCAGCCTGGCCATGCCTGTGGCCTCGGTCTGCACGCGCTCCAGGGCCTCGAGCCGGCGCAGCACTGCCTGCCTGTGCTCATCGCTTTCACGCAGGTCCCGAAGCAGCTCGTCCGTCAGGCGCTGGTTGGTCTCCAGATCGTCAACGCGCTGAATGACCTCCTTGGCCTCCATGCGCATGACGTAGTCGCGAACGACACGCATGTCGTCGTGCAGGGTGGTGAGCACCGCGCTTTGTTGGTCGAGAGCGGCGCGCAGCAGGGCAATGTCCTGGCGCTGATTTGACGGGCCGCTGTCGCGCAATGCAGGCATTAGTCCCCCCATGCAAGGTAGTAGCAGGTGTATATACCCGACGCACCGCCGTTGCTGTCCATGCCGATGTTGCATCCTGCTGCAGATATATTTCGGACATAAATAGCGTAGTTGCTGCTGCCTCCTACCCCGCCGGCGGGTAGGTCCGGGCACGCAATAACGCCCCGACAAGCGGACGCAAACGGCGTCGTGAAGGTAATTGTTGCCTCGCCGGCAGTGCCCCCTCCTGCAGGGGTCACTGAGCCGCTGCCCCACTGGAACCGCACACCGTTGACCAGGATGCTGCCGGACGCACCGGTGGTGCCGGCCAGGGCCGTGACTGCGACCCCTGCGACCAGTAGCGAGTTTCCCGCCCCCGCCGTGTCAAAGGTCTTGTTGGTCAGGGTGTCCGTGGTCGCCTTGCCGACGAGGGTGTCGGTCGAGTTGGGGACGGTCACCGTCGCCGTGCCGGCCGACGCCGCCAGGGTGTTCCCGTTGACCTTGATCGTGTTCGGACCAGCGGTGTCGATGGTCTTGTTGGTCAGGGTCTGCGTCCCCGCCAGCTGCACAAACGCGGTCAAGCTGGCCGCCGTGATCCGCAGCTGGAACTTGTCCCCGGTCAGGTACGCCCTGGCCGTCGTCCCTTCCTGCCCCCGCACCACGGTCATGGTGTCGGTCGAGCGGGACGTGACCTTGACGATCTCGATGTTGTTCGAGACGTCCGTGAGCGTGGCGTAGAAGAAGTCGCTCCCGCTCGGCGCAGGGAACAGGGCGCCGTAGCCGGCGGCCACCGGGATCGACGTCGCGACGTTCGTGATGCCCGCCGACAGCGTGGTCTTGGCGTTGTTCGTGAAGAGAATGGTCACGTCAGTAGCTCCACGTCGTCCCGTTCCACGACAGCGTCGCCGTGGCCCAGTCAGTATTTAGCACAAGGTCCGCCGCCGCGCCTCGGATTGTCTTGGAGCTGCGGTTGACTCTGCAGTTGTTGGTGCCGAAAGTTCCCGCCGCGTCCCTGATGACGATGCTGCCAGCCCCGGATACCGGTGAGGCTGGGAGGAAAATAGTCTGGGCGCCGCCGGTGGTGTCGATCAGAATGTAGTCGCCCTGGCGGGCATCCACGCCGGCCGACGTGACGAGCCATCGGCTGGCCTCGGCCTCGCGCGTCTTCGGATCAGGCACACCCACCGGCACCAGCAGCGCCACTCGGCTGCCGTTGTACGCCGACCAGCTGCCGGAACGCAGGAGCCTGATCTGTGTCCCCGTCGTGTCTCCGGGGCTCCATTTGTTCATGTCCTCGAGCGTGTCGTTGCCCGAGCCGACCGCCAGCAGCAGGTTCCGCAGCCCCGCCTTGATCGCCAGCATCGTCGGCAGCTCGTCGACCGCGTCGAAGGACACGTCCATGTACCCTGACCCGGCGCTCGCGATGGTGGCCAGGTAGTAGTGCGAGTAGCTCGAGAAGCTGTACGTCAGGCCGTCGATGTAGCTGTCGCCGCTGGCGGTCTCACGCTCGATGTAGACCTGCAGCGAAAGGCCGGATCCCGCCGCCTGCATCGCCGCCGACGGCGACACACCAAGGATGCGGCACGCCGACGGGGTCAACACCACCGGTGTGCCGACGCTGGAGAACACCTGGCCGGCTGCAGATCCCACCTGGAAGTAGATCCGGGTCGCGCCCCTAACGGCGGACATCAGCACGGAGGACGCGATGCCCACGTCCATATAGGTCGAGCCGGCGGCGCCCCATGCGCCCTCGGCCACCAGCTGGTAGGTTCCCTTTCGCACGGCGCAGTAAGCGGGGTACGCCACGATGGGGTAGCTGTCGTCGATCGCCGCGATCGCGTCGGCCAACTTGGCGCGGGAGATGATCGGCGACCAGACGTCGCCCTGGATCACCTGCACGAAGTCGTCGGCCAGGTAGGACGCGCCGGTGTAGTGCTCGTGAGCGTTGTCGACGTAGAACGGGCAGGTGGACGGCGTGGTCGTGGCCAGGGGCACGTCGCCGGTGACCCTGCGCCAGTCCCAGACCGCCGTGTAGCCGTATTCGGCCGCCACCTGGCGCTTGGCCACCTCGAAGCTGTTGTTCCAAACGGTCAGCTTGGCCACGTCGGCGCTCAGGTCGGAGCCGAACGTGGGGTAGGCCGACGACGAGGGGATGACCCCCGTGTATGGGCGCGGCAGCATGTGGTGCGGGATCACCAGCACGATCACAGCGTTCTCGCGGGCCGCGTGGATCGCCTCGATGGCGATGCGCAGACGGGACAGCAGGTAGGTGACCTGGTCGTCCGCGCTCAGGTTTCCGTTGGCCGCGTAGAGGGCGAAGTCGTTGTACTCGTGGCCCAGGCAGACAATCGGCCGGATGTGAGCGTCCAGTGTGCCGAGGAAGGCGATCAGGTCGGCCATCGACGTCTGGGTGTTGCTGTAGTCGCCGGTCTTGGTCCCGCGCCAGTTCCAGTTCGCGTTGTCGGCGGTCGGGCCCACCCACCCTGTCGAAGGGCCGTCGATGACGAACCCGTTGAGGGTGTAGCCGGACGCTCCGAAGTTGGCCCACCCGTAGAGGCCCTCCAGCGGACCGCCGGTCGCGACCAGCTGTTCCATGCGCGGGTTGAAGCCGTCGTTCTGGGTCAGCAGAAACATCTTGCTGTCGCCGACCAGACAGACAAACGCCTGCGAGGGGTCGATGCCGTTGAAACTGGCGTAATAGGCGGCCATGTCGGTGGGACCTTCTCCACTGGTGACGAGTTCGAGCTCGTATTCCAGCCGGCGGTAGCTCACCTCCGACCGGATGTTGGCGATTTGCCTCTCGAAGACTGGGTTGATCCTGACGGTCACAGCGGCTCTTTGAGACTGAACTTCAGCTGGTCAGGCACCGTCTCCACGTCCCCGTCGTAGTCGATGCTGAACTCGCCCACGTAGTAAGCCGGGTCGAGGTCCAGGTCGCCGGCGCCGAAAGTGAATAGCACCCTCCCTCCCCGGCCGGCAGGTGACACAGTCGTGTCCACGGTGTTGTCGAACAGCAGCTCACCGGTCTGCTTCACACCTGTCAGGGTGAACAGGGCCGTCGTCGAGCCGGAAAGCGCGAACGCCATCGTGACGACGGTCGTGCTCGCCGACAGGTCGATGGGCTCGCCCGTGTCCCTGTCCTTGAACGACATCAGCAGTTGCGGGAGGACGTCACCGCGATAGAGCCGGATCCGCGTCGCCATGTCACACCCACGATTTAGGCCGCACGACCAGCGTGGCGCGGGTGAGGCCCCGGTTTCGCTCGATCCTGGCGGAGCTGATGTCTGCGGCGAACTGCCGGCGCGCTGCTACAGCGGCGGCCGGGTTGTACGTCTGGTGCCCTGGGATGGCGTAGAGGCGCGCCCGGGCGCCCCCGGCGATCTCCTCCAGCCACCGGCTGTAGAACATGTCGTCGATGCCCGGCGCGTCGCGCGTGGGCTTGAGCGCGACGATCAGGCGGATGGCGTCCGTGATGTTCTCGGCCGGAGCAGGGGCGAGGAGGAAGCTCTGCGGATCCATCTGGGTGATGAAGGCCGCCGAGCCCGTCGTCTGCCGCCACGGGGTCTGGAACTGGCCTTGCAGTCGCTCCTCCGAGGCGAAGACCAGGACGTGGTCGTCGTACCAGCCGTCGATAATCTTGGCGACCTCGGTGTCTTCCGGCAGGTCGAACTCGTACTCCGTCAGGTCGGCCACCGCCGAGATGGGGTCGTGCTCGTAGGTCCAGTAGAGCGACTTCTCGCAGAACTCGATGGCCGCGTTGCGCACGGCGCCGAGCACGACAGGCTCGGGCATGTCGGGGAAGTAGACCCGCACCTCGTTGGTGAAGTTCTGAAACGGCACCGTCACACCACACCTCCCGTCGCCTGCGGCGCAGGCGGAAACAGCGCCAGGTTCGGGTTGTTCGCCTGCTCAGCGGTGATCTTGCCGTTGAGCGCCTGGTTGAACAGGGCCAGGTAGCCCTGCGCCTTGGTCGGGTCAGCGAACGTCGCCTGCTTGGAGTGCGCGCGGAACAGGATGAAGTTCAGCAGGGCATCCTCGTAGGCATCGCTGAGCGTGATCACCGTCGCCTCGCTCGAGATGTCAGCCGGCACTGCGGCATAGGTGATCTCGATGTAGTGGGTGCCGAGCGACGGCGGGTAGATGTAGAACTGGCGCGGGGTCTGCGGGTCGTAGGTGTAGTTGCGCGTCACCGCCGAGGATCCGGCGAAATTCCAGTCAGGTGTGTACGCGTCCAGCAGCTTCCGGCTGGTCGCGTTGATCGTGTAGCCCGGCGTCGAGCCGTTGGTCCCCATGTTGCGCACGACGTCGAGCAGCATCCAGCCGACGGACGGAACCGACTGCTTGGATCCGACAGCGGTCAAGATGTTGGCCGTGGTCGAGCTCGACGACGGCTGCAGCGACGCGACCAGGCGCTGGCCTTGGTTCAGGTGAGCCAGCAGCTCGGTCCGCGACCACTCAGCGTTGGTCGTGTCGAACAGCGCCACCGCCGCCTTGTCGATCAGGTTTCCGGCCGTGATGACGGACATGGTCTATCAGCCTCCGCCGCCCGAGCCCGGGGTCTGCATGGTCGGCGCCTGGGGCTGGTCCATCTGGCCGACCAGCTTGGACGTCGTCTGCGTCGCGCTGTTCACGATCATCGAGAACGCCTGCAAGAACGACGCCGCTCGGGCCGGGTCGCCGTAGACCGCGTTCTTGCTGTAGGCGCGGAAGAGGACGTAGTCGATCACGGCCGGGACGTAGTTGTCGCTGACCGCCACGGCGTCCCCCTCGGCCAGCGTGACCGGGTTCTTGGCGTAGATCAGCTCAACGTACGTGCCGCCGGTGGCGGGAGGGTAGACGTAGAACTTGGTCCGGTCCCGCAGGTCGTAGATGTAGCTGGTGGCCGTGGTCGTCGCCGTGTCGGTCGCCCAGCCAGAATTGCTCTCGTCCAGTGCGTTGCGGTCCACGCGCTTGATCGCCCGACCAGGCGTCGAACCGGCGCCCATGTTCCGGGTCACGTCCAGCAGGACCCACGCGTCGGTGGGCATGGTCTGGCGTGAGCCCGCCGCCAGGACCATCGTGGTGGTCGTGGCGTTGGCCTCCGGGCACATGGTCACGAGCTGGCGCTGAGCGTCGTTGACGTACTGCAGCAGCTCGGTGCGCGGCCAGCGGATGTTGTCGATGTCGAACAGCTGCCGGCCGGCCGCGTCGATGATTGCTGAGGCGAGGACAGTTCCCATCGTCAGGGTCCTTTAGGCGTCGAGAAGCCCGACTGGCTGGCCAGGAAGGCCGAGAAGTTCGAGAGGTACTGCTGCGCCACCCCTTGGGCAGCTGCGTAGTCGTTGTCCTTCTGGTGGGCTCGAAACATAACGTAGTCGAAGAGCGGGGTGGCGTAAATGTCGAGGACACCCAGCGCGTCGGACGACGACGTCAGCTCTGCCGGCTGGGCGGAATAGGACAGCGTCACCGTCCCGGCGCCCGTGTTTGGGGGGTAGACCCAGAACGACCGAGGGTCGGTCTCGTCCCGGAAATAGGCTGTGACGGCGGCGGTGGAAGTCTGCGTCTGCCAGGTCGGCGTCTCCCGATCGAGGATCGCGCGCTCAACCTCGTAGACGGCCCGACCGCCGACGTTGCGATAGACCGCCAGCAGCATGTAGCCGGCGGCGGCGATGGTTTGCAGGGATCCGGCGACCAGCGCCTGGGTGGTGATCGTCGCGGTGGCCTTGGGGATGGCGGACACGATGGTCCGTTGCCCGTCGGACATCCACTGAAGCAGCTCCTCGTCCGTCCAGTGCGTGCCTGGGGCCGGGTCGATCAGCTGGGTTCTGACACGGCTCAGGACCGTTGACGCCAGGATGGCCATGCCGCCTCCAAAACAAAGGGGGAGGGATCAGTCCCTCCCCCTCCGCATCTATCACGACTAGAGGTACTGGGCGATAGCCAGGGCCTCGGGCTTGATGGTGCTGTAGCCGTAGACGTTGAGGCCACGGACCAGGTTGCCGAAGTCGTTCGGGTTCTGCAGGCTCTCCACCTTCGTGATCTGCGAAGCGAAGGTGATGGCCGACTTGTGGCCGGCGACCATGCACTTGCGGGCCACGGCGTTGGCGGAGATGCCAGTGCCGGTGGTGGTGCCGTCGAAGTTCTGGCCGGCGGCGGCGGTCGGCAGCAGGTTCGACACGTAGACCGAGAAGCGGTCGATGGTGCCGATCTTGCCGTTGCGGAGCACCGACTGGGCGTCACCGGTCAGGTAGGCTTGCTGCAGGTTCGAGTTCATCAGCAGGTAGCGAACCGCCGGCGTGATGACCAGGAAGCGGTCGGTGTCCGGGACGTTCTGCTCGTCCAGCACCGACGACAGGCCGGTGATGGTGGTCAGGACGTTGGACGTCGACAGCGTCAGCGGCACGCCGCCGAACGGGTTGGTCGAGGCGTTGTAGGAGCCACCGGCGCCGCCGAGGTTGAAGCTCGCCGAGCGGGCGCCCGCCAGGATGCCGGCGTTCAGGCCCGAGCCCATGGTCGACGGAGTGCCGGCCTTGGTCCAGCCGTAGGTGGTGTCGACCGAGTTCTTCAGGACGTCGGTGTCCACCGTGATCGCCATCTGCTTGGCGGCGTCGGAGGTGAACATGTCCATCAGCTTGGGCTGCGACTGGAACTCCAGCACGTCGGAGACGTTGACGCCGAAGTACTTGGCCTTGGCGATGGCCAGCTCCACGGTGTTGCCGGCCGGCACCTCGTAGTTGAGGGTGTTGCCGACGGCGTAGTCGCGGATGGTGATCGACGGGATGTTGTTGATGATCACCTTGTCGCCGAGAGAGCGGATGTCGCCCTCGTAGCTGGTGTTGGCGATCTCACCGAACACAGTCGTCGCGTAGAACTTGACGTTCAGCTTGCCCGACCAAATGGTGGGGATGAACGTACCCGAGTAGGACGGGCTGGTGTTGAACGGCGCCTGGACCGGGGTCACGGCGGCGGGAGTGATGGTGGACATGGCGGCGTCTCCAGAGGGTTATGCCGCCATGTCCGCCGGGCTATCTCACCCGGCCGCTCACCATGGCGGCGTCGATTTCAATCTCGGTCTGCGCTCGCTC